AGGATTTAACGATGCTACGACTAGCTTATTATCAATAACTATAAACCCATCACAGTTTGTAAAACATTTGGGATCAATATAAGCTGGCGGCGCAGACGTATCCACGCCGCCGAAAGGAGCTTCCCTTCCACCGTAGGTAATTTCAAGCCCGATATTACCGTTTGAGAGTTCGCTTTCCTTAATAAGACCCACGGTAACTCCTATTTAGTTGCAAGGTACAGATCAATTTCACCAGTAAACGTACCACCGAATGTAATTGGGCCTTCTAACCAGCCCAATTCTCCGAAGGTTATTTGTTGTGAGTTGGCAGACCAGGTAGAAGTGTAAACTCTACCATCTCCGTCTGTGATTGTAAAGGTATTCCCTGCCGTACCGCCAGTCCAGGAACCACCTTTAATTCTAGCATTTGCCACACCGAAAGGAGTAGTTCCGGCTGCTGTGACTCGCCAGATACGACCTGTGAAATCATTAGCCATTGGCTACTCCTTTCTTAGTTAAAGTTGTACGAAGCATGGACTACAATACCGTAGAAATCTACAGTACCAGTAGCGCCACCAGTAAAGTTCACATTAGCAATTACTTCAGTGTCCGCAGCGGTAATCATAGCAGGTGTCGCTACTGCTATGTTTTTAACATAGGGAGTAGCTTGAACTGCTGTAGGAAGACCGTTGGCACCAAGAGCAATCAAGTTCTTAACCACCGGCGCAGTTGCATTAGCAAAAGACGTAGCTGTTAAACCAACTGTAGCAGCAGCAGCAGCCAACCCATTGACAGTATAAATCACGTCAATGGAGTTAATTTGCGTACCCTTTGGAATAGGACCACTCTGCATAGCACCTAGCGTTGCAAGTTGGGCAGCAGTAAGTGGAGGAATCCCAGGCAATAATGCCAGAGGACCACTTGTACCCGCTACAGTCGATGGCCCAGCAACAGAAGCTGCCGTACCATATTCAGATTGATCGTAAGTCGAGGCATATACTCCAGTCCTCAACAAAGCACCAAGATTGGCAAAAAATGTGCTTGCATCCGTAGCAGGAACATGGCTCACCATCAAACCTGGGCCTGCACTTGCTTTAGTAGCCAGTCCTGCGATGTCCGTAAACCACAAAGCGTCCACAAAAAACTGAAGGTCTGGATAGGGCGTGTTTCCTTCAAACCTTCCTTCAGAAATACTCATGGCAATCCTTCCAGCGCCTTCGCGCTCTTAGACTAGAAAATCTTCAACTTCTTCTGCAAAATCCGGGCGCCTCAACTTTTCTACTGGTACAAATTCTTGCTTACCGTCTGCGAGAACTTGTGCAATCTTAACATCTCGTTCTCCCAGTAATCCCGGTGTACCGTTAGCATCTTGACATTTCGGACAAAGTAACAGTCCACGTTCCCACTCCATATCCTCCGCTATCTTTGTCTTTGAATCGCATCTGGCACAATAATGCCACGGTCCAGTCCAGTAGGTATGTTTGAGTCCGGTTTGTGCAAAAAAGCCCATTCAGAATCCTCAGAGTGAGTTGGCCGGCGGAGCAGGGTCAACCGGCCTTCTCACTATCGTAGCAAAGTTTCTTGCTACAATCCTACGGTCCCTGTGTACCAAACACACCTTGCCAACGAGGACAAGCGGCTGCCATTCTTAAACGAGTTTTCTGTTTAATCGCATCTGTATCGAAGTCGTCGTCAAAGTCTGTCGAAGGCTTCTCTCTGTGAATAACCGTCAGAGAGTGATCCTGTTTTTCGGCAACCAAGAACCATGCACTCGGACTGTTGAGCCAAGGAACTTCCAAGTTCTTGTAATCCTCAGGCAACAGAGAGTTAATGGTGTTATCTCCCGTGTAAGGCTTCCCAGGAGAACCCAAAATCTCTCTAACAAGGAACCTCAACTCAGGAGGAGTGATCAGATGCTGCCACTTTAGCCTGATTGGAAAACCCATGTTATCAACCATGCGTGCAGCATAGTTAGTAGCAAGTTGCAATCCAGCTACAGAGAAATCAATATCCACCGGAGGCCGATTCGGCCATGTACCAGCAGCAGAGATAACTCCAGCAGCACCAGGAGCAAGCTGAGTAGCCTGAGCACCACCAAGTAGAGCGTGTTGGTTATAAAAGAGTGGATTACCGTCAAACGTAGTAACCGCGCTAGTAAAGCCGAGGTTAAACACATTCCACGCAATCATCTCTTGAGTAAAGGCCGCCGACCGTGCTAACAACGTCGGTCCCTTCTTTCCAACCAACCCATACTTATCGTCATCATACAATTCCTTGGAAGTTCTCATTCCAAGAGAATAGGTCAACGGTTCAATGCGCTTTGACGCACCCTGCTTCATCTCCACATACGCGGTAGAAGCATCTTCTGGTTTCTCTTGCAGTGCAGAGATTCCTGCCATCTCTAGGAACTGCTCATATTGAGAATCCGAATCCATCTCATTAAAGACCTTTGGATAATCCGAAGCCTTCAACGAAGAGTCAAGGAAGTCGGAGTAGATTTTTCTCAGCCCCGGCTGCATTAACTGTGCAAACTTTGCTCGTACTTGAGGCATTTGCTAATCTCCTTCGACTAAGCTACTTGAACAGCGGTTGTGAGGAATACGAAGTTTACAGGTGCATTAAGGTAAGAACCCATCGGCAGCGCCACAATTTGCACTACCGCATTACCAGCGGTCTTGTTCTTGTCTACATAGAAGAAACCCCATGTAGAATCAGCCGTCAGACCATACTTCTTACCAATATCTGCCTGAGTAGGAGTCCAATCAGCAGCAACAGTTCCAGCCGCATTATCAAACAATGCTTGGAAAATGTTGTCCAAATTCGGCTCTACGAACAATGTCCGACCATCTGATACAGGAGTTCCTAGAGCGATGTTTACACCATTGGGCTGATTTGGAACCTGTCCCCAAGTCTGTATAGCATCCGATCCAGTAATCCCACCAAAAGGCAGAGCAGGAGCACCCGCACCGGCACTACCAAGGTTAAGTCCAAAAGATTCTGAAACACCCAGAATCCCCGCTGTTACTGTAGTTCCATCCCACTGTTGAACATAGCCGGAGCTATTCAGTTGCACTGGGACGCCAGATTGAAATTGCTGCGATGCCGCTTCTGGCTGAGCACAGGTAAAAGGCGTAGTATTTGCCTTATTCTGTACCTGGATTATCGGCAAATGAACCGTGAGATTTGCTGCGGCCATGTGCTTTATTTCCTTTCCCTACGTTAAATAGCTCCCTGCTAAGCTACGAGTTAAAGTTCTAGCCTAAGCATTATACAGCTCTAAGCCACCGAGATCGAGTTCGTCTTCGAGTTCGTACTTTCCAGGAGCCTTAGTCCGTGGAGGGCGGCTCGTGTTGCTAAGTTGTTTTCTGGAAAGCTCAATCACTTTCTTACGTTTTGCAAAGAGGATACTCTTGTGAACACGAAGACAAACTACATCTTCCCACTCCAGCATACCCTCTGAGTTGAACTTGAGCACTTCCTTGAAGTTAGGATGAATATGCTCAGGCTTCAAAAGTTCATAACCCATAGCCTGTAGAGCGCCAAGTCTACGCTGATCCTTGTGACCCCACACAGGCATATACTCAGGGTCTTTTAATACCACATTTAAGTAATCAGGCAACTCATGGTCGATTGCTGGAATGTAGGTACTTGCCTGCATAGCATCTGCTTCGGTCATAGTAGCCCAATTAGGAGCTACTGGTAAAGCAGCTGCTACTTTAGCAGCCTTCATATCCTTGAGAACACCTGCCACTGCTTTCGCAAGCTCATTGGTAGACTTTGTAGGATCGACTACGGCAGCAGCAATCTTTGTAGCTTCAGGACTAGACATAGCCAACTCCTTCGTCATCTAGAATTTTAACATACTCTTCCGGCTTAAAACCTAAAAGTTTTGCAGCCTTACGAATGTCGTCGGTAAGTTTAATCGGTTCGTGAGCATCTGTACCTGTTCCACCAGCAGCTCCGCTTGATGTACCTCTGGAACCTTCTCCAGCAGCAAACCGAGTCTTAATCTTACCTTCCATGATCTCTGGAGTATGCTTACCTACGATAGTGTGATAGCAGTTTGCTACATTAGCAGGATCGTTTCTAAAGGCAAGCGGTTGAGCATTAAGAAGCGCATCTACTTCTTTCTTAATATCTCCATGATAATACTTAAACTCCTCAGCCTTATCTTCAAAAACTTCCCGTTTGATCTGGTCTGCTCGGATAGTCAGTAAGGCATTATTTGTTGGCTGAGTAGCAAGTGCTATCGCATCCTTAGTTCGACCCTCTAGCATAAGAGCTTCAATCTGCTCCTCCAGAGTACCATTCTTAGCTTCTAATGCTGCTCTACTACTCGCCGCAGCGGCATCATCCTTTTCTTTTTTCCTAGCAGCAACATCAGCAGCCTGAGTATCTGCTAAACCTTGAAGCAGCGCAGTCAACTTAGGAAGTTCCTCTGATGCCTTAACTCCAGCTTCAAGTTGTTTCTTGAGGTCTTCTGGAATCTCAGTTTTCTCTTCACTATCTCCAGCTTTTTGCCACCACATCTTTGCCATCAGACGTTACCCCCTTCCTGCGAGTGCTTCATCTTTAGTACTAACTGTTCCTTCTGCTTAATCTGTTCTTCCAATTCCTTGAGTCGAGTTGGAA